TGCTTGTAGTTCTTATGCTCTGACTTGTGCCACACATGCCCAGGCCAATACTGGTTCGTGATCTTCGCTACGGCCAGTTCCCCCACGCAGGCCGCAGCCTGCGCTGTGCGCTCGTCTTCCATGCGTTTCTTGTCGTAGTGGGCGGCGTCCCGCTTACCCCAGTTAGCGACGAAGCGTCGAGCCCCGATGCTCAAAGCGTGTTCGTACTCCCAGGGGTCCAGTTCGATCTGCATTACTTCTTCTTCCCGACCAGACGATGCACCTGACGGTCATCGTCGTAAGCCAAACCATTCAAGGCATCCTCAACAAGTTTGAGGTAGTTGGAAACATCTCCCCGCAACGGAGACTTCTCCATCTCTATCGGAGTCAACGTGATGGTGACCCGGTCCTTGGAGAACACGCACGCCAACGACACCGGCCCCTCGAACTTCGGTCCCTTGTACGCCTCAGCGATGACACGCTCTGCGTCGACCGTTCCCTTCGGCGTGTAGGTGTGCCCCTTCCCGAAGCGGGGACGCCCCTTCGCACGGGGCCTTTCCCGGACGGTGAACCGGTACGTTTCAGGATTAGGTGCCATCAGATTTCTCCTAAGGTGTTGTTCCTGGCATTCGTGACAAGTTCTTCAAGACGCCGGTCGCGGTCGTTGCGACCGACGAACTTCCCGACACGCTCGTCTAGTTTCCCCGTGAGGTGCAGCACCGTGTAGTCGCTGTAGTTCTGCCGGAACAGGGAACAGGCGAAGGCGTACAGGGCATTGGAGCGGTCCTGTTGAATGTCGCCGTCCCATATGCGGCGGGCGATGTACCCGAAGTTGTCGTCGTCGCGGACACGGACCTGCTCAACCTTCGCTATCGGTTTCAGGTGCCGCTCCTGGTAGAGGGCGTGGATGGAACGGACAGCGTGAGCGGTAGCCCTCGAAGCCCACGCTGTTTCCACGAACTCGTCCAACCCGTACGGTTCGTCGTGCAGGTCGACGACGACCTGCCGGCCTGGGTTCCCCATGTTCGGATACGGCAACAGCAGACAGTTCCCAAACCCCTTCCCCTCCAGAACGGTCTGCTTCGGGTACACCTCCTTGGTTGGTACATCCACCAGCCGGCAGGCGCCCAGCATCGCTTCACGCCCCATCTCCGCTGTCAGCGGCTGCCGCAGATACACCCACACATGGAACCCCTTCGACCTGGACCGCTCGATCCAAGCCTGCACACCGAACCGGCCCAACAGCCGGTACAGGTTGCAGGCGTGAACGAAGTCGGGCTCACCCTCGTCGAGGTCGACAGCCAACCAGTTCACATACCACTCGGCGGTGCGCTGGTAGTCCTTCCTAAAGAGCGGGTACACCCCGATGGGCGGTTCCCCCTCCAGGTGCTGACGCACAGCGTCCACATAGGGCTCCCCCTCAGCGGAGTACGCCTCCCCCTGGGCGTTGACCAGGGGACGGATGCCGTCATAGTTGGTGGCTATACGGCCACCCTCATGTAGCCGGGCGAAGGTGTCGACTACGTCAACCATCGGTCATCCGACGGAATGTCGGACTCGTAGTATTCGCGGACCAGACCACAGTGCGGGTCCATGAAATAGTCGATAGGAGGATTGGTGGTGTGGCACGGGGGCCGCTTGTTCTTGCACAGATCCAACGAAATGGACACCGAATGGATGCGCCGCTGAACGTCGTCGAGTTTCGCCAAGTCCCGTTTGCGGAACACATTCAACTGGAGGATGGCGTACTCGTCTGCGTTGAACTTGCCGTCGTCCATCCCCCTCGACGTTCCCCTCGTCGAACTCTTACCTGACTGGTGGACGAGCCCGACGGGAAGGTTCTCTGTTTCCGCCCACTCCTTCACACCCTTCAACACCGACGACACGCCCTCGTAACCTGACGCGGCCGGCAACTGCTCCAGGAAGTCGATCATCACGAAGCGGGGGCGGATCTGCCAGAAGTCCTCACACTCCGACAGGGCAATACTCATCTCCCCAAACGGCATGGCGGACGGGAATATCTTCACCCGGTCCAGCATGTCCTTAGCGTCCTCGATGTGTTGCAGGTGCGTCGGGTCCGACGCCTGCAACGCTTCCTCTACATCGGCCAGGTTCTGGAGGTACAGCAAAGCGTACAGTTTGCTGATGACCAGAGTCTCCGGTTCGTCCGGCGTGAAGATCACGGCGCGAAAGTTCGGATCCTCGTTGAGGTTCTTCGCTATGGCCGACAACAACACGGCAGACTTGCCGCTGTGGGCACGGCCCGTTACGACGAGAACGTCGGACGGCCACACACCCCGCATCTTGGTGTCGATATCTCCCAAACCCAGGAAGAACCTGTCGTGGCTCCCCGCTGCGTATTCCACCCACTTGTCTACCGCCTTGTGGCTGGGTTGGAAGTAACGGTAGTTGCGGCCAGCGGGCTGAACATCGGCACCCTCCAATCGGGCGTCGATGTCAGCCTCACTGAGCGCAACAGGTGCGCCTTCGGTCACCTACCGGGTGTTCTCGTAGGCGTACTGCTGAAGTTCGGAACGGCGCGTGTCCCACTCGAAGTCCACAGCGTCGGCCTGGGTCTGGCCGCTGGCCTGGTCCCACACCTTCAACGGGACGTTGCTGCACCCGTCGTTGACCCACAGGCCCACGTTGTTCGTCACGTTGAACCCCATGTGCATGAACGCCTCCTTCATCACGGAGAAGTTCGGGAAGTTCCTGCCACTCTTAGCAAGATCAGTGGAACCATCGGCGTGTTCCTTTACCTCGAACACCTTGATGGTGCCGCCGTTACCGTCGGACCACTCGTTCGGCTGGAACGCCAGCAGGTTCCACGCTGCCTGCTTCTCGTCGGCTCCCTTGCCGACGCAGAAGTCGACCCGTGGGTATATCTTGCGGCCCACCTGAGGGCCGCTGGGCGCCCCTCCTGCCGGCCTGGGGGCCGGCGCTGCCGCAACTGACTGCTGGGTGGGACCGGGCGCCGGAGCGGGCGCAGGAGCGGCCTCAGCGGTCGCTCCGGGGAACGCCTGGATGACTTCATCCAGCACCACCCGCTCCAGCAGGTCGTTGTGGACTGTCTCCACGGTAGCCAGATAGACGTTCATGTCTGGGTTACCGCAGCAGATGGAACCTGCTACCTTCGCTGCAACCTGGGCGACAACGGAATGTCTTTCTTTCGCATCCATACTGTTTCTCTCTCCCCTTACCAGGGTGTAGGGCCAAGGTGTTTCCCTCGGCATTCACCAGCCTGCCAGACGGGGCACCACTTCGGTGAGCAATGCCATCCCGTCCAACGCTTAGGCCAGACCTTTAGATCAGATTGTATAAGAGCAGCCGCCGACCAGCATAGATCCCGCAACGCCTCCACATCGGGATCCCCCCGCTCGATGTGGATAACCTGGACCTTCCCGCTGACCAGATTCACCAGGTCAAAGTGCGGCACCCCCAACGCAAACGAATAGACGCTGGCCTGGAGGTTCCACCGCTTCTGTTCCCACGGGATGTATTCACGGCTCGCGTTCTTCCAATCCAGAATCAGATCAGGCTGCACCCAGTCAGCCGTCCCGGTAAGAACTAAACGTACGCCGTCACGTTCATCCAAAACAACACGGAAAGATTGCTCAACTCCGGTCGGAACCAACAGTTCCGGAAAGACATGCTCATGCCAGGCGTAAAGATTCTTACGGGCAACATCCACCACAGTCTCAAACTCATGGCGCCATTCTTCCACCATCTCAGCAAGACCGGGCGTAATAGAATCCATGTATTCGGATGCTTCCTCAACGGAAACCCTGTTACCCGTGTGCATCAGTTCGTTACCGCAATACTCGATAGCGGCATGCACCATGTTGCCCCGCATCAGGTCACTGGTTTCCCGTGTGGCGACGAGGCCCAGCCGTTCCTGGCGGGCCTGCTCCGGGCAGTTCGAGAACGTGTTCAGGAAACTCTGCCGAATCGGAATCTCAATCATGGAACCAGTATGGCATACAGGTGAGACAGCGGGGCGCACCCCGGTCGGTGCCGTTCCAGAGAGACAGACGACACCGACCGGTCCGTGGTGGCCCCGTTACCCCCAACCCCCCCTAAAGGGGGGTTGGGGTACGGTCGGTCAATCATACAGGGGGGCGTCGGAGAACGCGGGGACCACATCCGTCAACGCCACGTTGTGCATCCGCTCGTCGATGGCACGGTTCAACAGTTCATGCGAACGGACACGACCCACGCCGGCCAGCCGTCCAACCGCTGCCCCGTTACCGATGTCGAGTTGGGCATCAAGCATGGCCTGTCGACGCACGAAAGCGACGGCCATCTTCAACGCCTCCAGGTTGTGGGCTATCTCCGCTGAAAGGCGTAAAACCATCTCATGGTTATCACCGTATTCGTCCAAATGTTTCCGCATCGCAATGCCGAATATGCACGGTTCTGGCAGCAGATCGGTACCGAAAACGTAGACAGGATCAGCGCCGTTACCCACGCTGTATCCCCCACCCGGAAGCCGTTGAATACCGGTCGGCTTCCTTCCGTATCTCCTTATCCAACGACTCGATCAAGGCTCTGATCCGGTCGATGCCTGCCGGGTCGAACAGGTGGGGTTTGGCGACGATGTCGCTGAACGGCCCATGCACGCCCAAGAGCGTGCGCTGGGCCTCGCGGAGGCGACCCTCCACGGTTACGACGGGAGTCAGGAACTCTCCGTCAGGGTTGGTTGGTGTTGCCACAGTTACCTCCCGGTGGTCGATGGCTTTGATGGAATGGTTGTTGCCTCTACCTGTACGTCAGGGTGTCCCACTTCCCGGCGTTCAGCCTCCAGTTCGTCGTCGTACAGGACATCCGTGTCCAAGAGGCAGCCATCGCAGACCACCCAGTAACCCCCGAACTCCGCAGGCCCACGCTGGCCGTCCTTGATCTGGTTCTCCTCGTCGAGGTCGATCAGCACGTCGCACCGCTCACAGTTCCAGCAGCAGCACAGGACACAGATGTCACCCAACGACATGTCGGGTTCCTCACCCCGTTCAACGGACGTGCAGGTGTCATGCTCGACGTTGGCGCAGTTACCCATCTGCCACCTCCGTTATGCAGATGCGGACCACATCGTCACCACCGGGGGCACGGTCGACGTGCGTGACCTGGAGGGTGCTGCGGGTCAGAGCGAACACCTCGTGCGCTCTGACTGGCCCCAGCATCTCCGTCACGTCATCGAGATCCAGCAGGATCTCCCACTGTTGCATCGCTGGGCGCGGCGTTACCTTCATCCCGCCCCCTCCGCTGCCAGAAGGGCCTCCTTCGACGGAGGCTTCCCAGCCTCCAAGGTCGGCCACGGCGAAGGGTGCAGCACCCCGGCACACTGGCTGCCGATGTAGTACCGGCGCAGGGCGACATCGGCCCTTACCCGTGTGAGGTAATGCTCCGGTTCGTTCTCGTTCGACACGGTGATTGTCAGTCCCACCTCGGTGGAATACAGGGCGACCGTCCAGTCATCGAGGTGGACACGGTAGGGCACCATCAGATTGCCGTCACTTTCGTACCAAGGTCGTAGATGCAGTAGGCGTGCTTAGCGCCGAACGAATCCATGCCGAACTGGCGCAACGCCTCAGCCTCCTCTCGGGCCTCAGCCTCGGAGTCGGCCTCGACCCTGTAGTCCCACCGTTCTTTGATCTGGACGAGGTAGGTGGTCATCCGTCCTCCCCCATTGGCAGGTCCGCCGCCGTCTGAGCGTGGGCACGGGCAACCAAGTCGTAGTCGATCACCCGCACATGGCTATTGGCTCGTCCTGTCGTGCTGGCATCGTCGGCTATCTCCACCAGCCGCGTCACCAACCTCCGGTACAGGGTTTCCCAATCCATCATTGTTCCTTCCTCTCCTTGTCGGCCTTCCACTTCGCCCGTCGCCGGGCGGCATCTCTCTCCCGCTCCTCCAGGAGCTCTGTCCTCGTCCACGTTGTCTCGTACCCCTGCGGCGTGATGTTCACATCTTGTCCCAGCAGGTTGGGCACAAGTACCAGTGGAAGACGCCCCGCCCCTTGCGGGCTGCCTGTATCAGCAGTTCCCGGTCGTTCTTCAACATGGCTGGGAAGACGAGCGAGATGTTCTCCCCGCCCTCTGCGTACGCCTCGTAGGAGTTCGACGGGAGGCTCAGCCGGTCGACGCTATCGCACTGGCGGCACTCCATCTCCACCACGGTGTCAGCCACGGGGCACCTCCTCCGGTGTCATGTCGTTGCCCTCGTAGTCGTCGTCACCACGGACCTCAGCCCGGAAGTGCAGGTCGGACATGGCGACCACCTCGTCGAAGTCGACGCCGTACAGGGCAGCGAGGTGCCTCAGGTCGGCAAGGATGTCGGTGAGGGTGACCGCCGCCTCGACACCAAACGGGGCACGCAGGTGCCCCTTGGAGTATTCGTGGCAGAAGGGATGGACACGCCGGGCGCACCGCTTGACGTACTTGTCAGCCATTGGGTGTCTCCTGTTCGCGCCGTTCACTGTACGACCGGAACCCCTGAGCCATCTGGCCCCAGTAGTGACCCCCGGAGCAGTCCCACACCACCCCGTCATCGCTGGCGATCCGCCACGTTACGAACTTGTGGTGCCCGTGGGTTGTCTTGGCGAGGACGAGGCCCAGGTGCTGACGCAACCCGCTACCCCCTGCCCATGTGTGCCACAGGATCGGTTGCGCCCCGTTCCTGAGCCGGATCTTCTCCGGTTCGTTGTTGTTCACCACTGTGCTGCTCCTATCTCACCGGACGGTCCGGTGTGCGCCCACAGATTACCCGACAGGGCATCCGCACAAGGAGCCGCTACGCCATATACGCTGAGCCTCCGGCCGGCGACCGACTCGCCATCAACCAGAGAGAAAAGAGACACGAATATGCCGCACGAGATCCACGGAAGGGACAGGGTGCTGCTATGCACCAACCATCCTCTGTCAGGGATGGGCAACTGGCACCGCTTGGGCGAGGCCATCCGCTTCGAGGACACGGACAACGGCCTCGAGCTCCCCGACGTTCGTCGGGTACTCGGCGTGGGGGACTGGGAGGTGGAGAGTGTGCCCCTGGCCGATCTTCGCCGCCGCGTCTTCCCGGAGCGTGCCGACGACGGGGCCATCCTTGGCATCTACAGCGACATCGCCCGCTTGGAGCGCGAGGGCTTCATGGTCCTCAAGGATGACGCCGCCATCGAAGGCCATCAGGGCATCGCC